TTACAGCTTCACAAACCTTACTGACGGCACAACCTTCTCCGATTCAGACCTTGACAATACGTTTAATGCGTACACGATAAAGAAACTGTACGACATGGCTGGGCAGGGAGGACTTGACGCTGACGCTATGTGGGCTGAATTGAAAAAGGCTGATTCAAGTAAAGTCATAGATGCAAGTCATATCCCTACTTCCGTATTGGACGGTAGATGGGTGAAAAAGGCTGGCGATACTATGACTGGAACCCTTACATCCGCTTCCACTTCCGGCGCAATCGTATTCAAGGGAGTGGAAAATTGTGATATTACCAATATCTATAAAGATAACGGAGTTATCAAGAACGATGATGGTGGGCTTACTTCTATAAAAAACGGGTTAAGGTTCAACTGGTATGACACATACTGGTATATAGGAAACCTTAGAGGAAGCAGTACGGATAGTGCAGGGTTTGGTGTAGTAGACCATAACAACAAGCTGGTTTTACGTGTCACTCCAAATGATGTGAGAGCACCGAGATTCATGTCGACTGTTGCCACAGGGTTATCACCTTTGATAGTTTCAAGCAATACGCTTGTTAATAATTTAAATGCAGATTTACTAGACGGTTATCATCAATCTTCATTTTTACGGGCAGATGGTGTTAACCAATATGTAACACTTTCCAGCGGTGACGGAAATAATGAAGGGTACAGATTGGTATTTGAGGGTACTGTGACGGGTGGATGGTCTATTAACAGTATGACACTTCTAGTAAATAGTAGGCACGCAGGTACAGGTATGATAAGTATTGTATTTCATACAACGAATCAAGAGAGTACAAGTTATATTGGGTCTTTGAATTATTACGGAAGCACTATTTCACTTGGTGATACAATGTGGAGATTATTCTATAATACTACAACCAAGAAAGTAAGACTGTTTTGGCGTTTTTATGATTACAGTGATTGTCAAGTATCAATCTTAAATAGACGTGGCATTACCACAAACATATCCAACAAGACTTGGTACACTACTATACCGTCAGATAGTGGCTCAGAGCTTCCAGCATATTATAACTGGGCTAGTTCCGCTCACGCTCTTGCCACCTCCCGTACCCTTTGGGGGCAGCCTTTCAACGGTACAGCCAACGTAAGCGGAAACATGACAGGCGTTGGTAGCATAACGATGAGCGGTGATTTGAAGATAGGGAACGGTACTTCTCCCAACACCATATATTTCTACGGAACGACAGGAGATGGACCGGGCAGTTATAGCCATACGTTCATTGCTGAAAGATTTTGGGGAGGTAAGGAAAGTGGTGAGCTGGTCCTGTTTAAAGGAAACGATTTAAGCTCCAGTGATATAGATGCCACAACCGTAGGTGGTTCTGGACCTGACAGAATAAGACATATTGCTGCCGCCCATTTATTCCAGACTTATGCAAGTACAATATCAGGTACGGTAGAGAGTATTTGTACAAGCTCTGTTTTGAGGAACTTGTTCAGCATAGCACCGGGCAGGGTTGTAAGCTATATTCCGTTACAATCTGTCGTAGCAAGTGGTACTGCTCCGTTTATTGTGGCAAGCAATACGGTTGTGGGTAATCTTAATGCAGACATGGTTGATGGATTGCATGAAAATTCGTTTTTAAGACACCGTGATACTTATGGCATTGACGGCTATAATACATTGTGGTCACAGATAGGTATAAGACAGTACAATAATGCAAAGCCTGACGGAATGGCTAATCCTATATATAATTATGGTGCTGTTATATCTCTTCCAGGAGGAAATACGAGATTAGATATATGGTATAATCACAAGTCCTCAGCGTCAGATTCACACACTAATGGTATTCAATACAGAAGCGGATTTAATGACGATAAAAGACCTTGGAGAATGTTACTTGACAGTGTAAACTACGCCAGCTATTCTGACGGACGCTACGTGAAGAAAGCTGGTGACACCATGACGGGGGATTTGGCGATGGATACCAACAAAGGATTTTATTTTCCTCATGGAACAAGAGTAGTTAAAACTTCGGGTAATTGGATTCATGATGGTGGTGATACAGCTTCTTCAACCGATGCGAATTTACGTTTTGGTTCTTGGAATGGAATAGGTTGGTATCCTACTATTAGCGGAATGTTTGTGGCACAAGGAAACAATGCCATGTGGTTGGATGTTAGAAGAGGGGCATTAGATGTATTCAATACTATTATATCTCATCATGGTTATCTTGCTGCAAACTGGGATTCGGCTAGACGGTTGGTATTGGGCGGTGGAGGTTCCTATGCTTGGATTGATTCAAGAAATTCAAGCAATAATGTATTATGCAATATCGCACTGCAAGATAACAAGGTTGTAATAGGTAATTATGCTGAATCGAGCAGGTTCGTGTCCACCGTAGGCACAGGCAAAGCACCTTACCAATGCAATTCCACTACATTGAATACCAACTTGAACGCGGATATGCTGGACAATTGGCATCTTAATTTCTTACCTAGAAATTACAATATAGGTAGATGCTATGCAGTAAAATTTGCTCTAGGTGGTGAAGATAATGGTTGGAAAAAGATATTCGCTTGTTCTGAATCGGGAGCCACGCCATATAGGTCAGTAACGGTTTGGGGAAGGATATGGTATGCCTATGGAAATCATGCACAGTCAGAAGTATGGAATTATCACTTCTGTGCCATATTTTATATGAGAAGTGGCCCTAGTTCTTCTGATAGCAGTGTGGGAAATGTTGAAAATTCAGCACGCCTTTATCTCCCCACATTTGCAAAAGGAATGGATAACATTCGCCTTGTACGTGTAGGAACAAACAATTTTGAATTGCAGGTGCGCCAAATTGGTTCATACCACAATGCAAACATTGAATATCAATATTGGTCTTATGGGTGTAACGTTTCCGCATGGGAAAATCTGCAATCCACCTCCAACACGTCTGTGGCTGTATCGGCTGGAGGTGCTTCCACGCTGGCTGACAGTAGGGCTTCTAGTGCGGATGTGTGGACTACTGCCAGAACATTCTATATACAAGACCATGATTCCTCCCATACAGGTGCTGGCGTTAATGTAAATGGTGGTAGTAATGTATATTTAAAACTCCCAAGTTCCATCCAATGCAGCGATTGGTTCAGAAGCACAGGAAATTCAGGGTGGTATCATCAGAATTATGGTGGTGGAATATATATGCAAGACAGTTCATGGGTGAGAGTGTTCGGGGGAAAGAGATTTTATGTTGAAAATGAAGATAATACTGATTTTAGTACAGCTACTGCAATATCAACCAGTGGAGGAATATATGCAAGAAAGAATATTACAAGTAGTGCTAATATCATCGCAACCGGAGCAATAACCGCCAAAGCGTCCTCTTCCGATATAAGGTTGAAAACCGATATTCAGGATTATGACGCTATGGGTATTATCCGCAAATTCCAGAGCGTGAAATATCACTGGAACAATCTTGCCAAGAGAAATTCCGAGATATTCAATCATAAAAAATGGAATTATGGTCTTATCGCCCAGGATTTACTTTCCGGCGGTTACAGTCAGTGGGTCAGTGACATATTCAAGGACTATTACACCATAGATTATGAAAGACTTATCCCCGTTGTATGGAAAGGTTTGCAGGAAGTTGACGATGAAGTTACAAGATTAAAGAAAAGAGTAAGAGAATTGGAAAATAGATTAGGAATTAACAATTAATAAATAAAAAAATATTATGAGTCATTCTAATGGAAAGATTACAGCCCCGATAAACCTTGATGGTGACGTTTTCGCCACTCTTGGCATAGGCAGTGTTGGTGGGGATTATGATTTAGGATACGCTTGTGCAAACACCCACGGAAAAATAAACCCGTGGGCACGGTACAAGCCTGTAAGATATGAAAGCCTTGCTCCTGGACCAGATGAAAAATGGTGGCAAGGATGGGATGGAAACTGTGGTGTCAAGCCTTTCCAAATGGCAGGATACTGGGATGCGCCAAAACACGCTGATGGAAGCATGAACGGATGGGAATACACCCCACCTACAGGAGGGAAGTTTCCATTTCGCCTTACCGACTTTAACGGATACAACCATCTTGCCAGTCCACCGATAAGTAGATTCTCCTGCCCGGATACTGCTACCAATCAGTTTACAAGTAGTAATTTTGTCTGTTCTGCGGCTATAATGATGCCATCGGAGGGGCATGATACTGATTTTCTTAACATGGGTGACTTTGCCGAGATAGCTGATTGCTATTTCGGTGTCTATGTTAAGCACAAGACCAGTCAGATGTCTAGGCGTGTTACTGCCGACAAGAAGATAGGAACAGGATACGCTACGGTTACTGTAAACTCGTGGGGTATGACTGCTGGTGATTGGGAAGTTTATCCTTTCCTTAGTACAGCTATATTGAAGCAGGATGATCCCGATATTGCTCATATAGCATATTCCGTACCAATGGTAAGTAAAAGATATATAGAGATAGTTGGTTCTTACGTAAGCATAACAATACTTGGTGAAGTGATGCCATCCGTTATGGGATATATTGAAGTTACCGTAAGAGTAAGAAACGGTTCGAGTAGCCTTATTTCTTTCCGTAATAATAGTTGTATGTCTAGGTTTGCAAGTAAGAAATTTGAAGATCCTATGGTTATAGGTGAATCAAGAGAAACAATAGAAAATTTCCAAGTATCCGCCAATTCCAGCATTGACAAGAAGGTGAGAATATTAATATCATCGGAACTGATTAATGCAGGAACTGCAAGGGTATGGGTAAGCCTTAACAGTGCTGCATATAAGGGAAGTACATTGCTTCTTTCTATGGGTCCTGGGTTATAAGCACAATCATCCCCCTTGCCGTTTACCAGCAAGGGGGAGTGTTTATTTCGTTTTCATTAGTTTTTCCTCAAACTCCGCAATGATACAGTCTGCATCACCGCCATGTACCCAATTCTCTAAAACGGAGGAAAGAACTTCGATAGCTTGTTCTTTCTGCCACTCTGCGCCAGCGATAAACCCCATATAATATGCCGGAAACATACTTCCGCTGCTTCTGCTTTCAGCGAAAGAATGAGCCGCTTTTTCTAATGTCTGTTTCATTTCTTTTCCTCCTCTGTTTTAATATCCGTTACTTTGCCACGATTGACAAAACAGAAACATCCCATCACATTACACAGGTATGATTCATGCTCCATCTTACACTCTTTGCATTCTTTACACAATGAACATTCGCTGCAATCGAAATTTTCATTGAATGTTTTGCTCATTTCATGCAACACACCATCTATTATTATTCCATTCTTTATTTCCATAATAAATCCACTTATCTGACTTTTTTTATGATATAAGTCCTTTAAAAACATGACTAATCACATCTACCGTCCATCCGTTTCCTAACAGACCCATGCCTATATGTGGCTGTACCGACTTGGTGTATCCTTCGGGTACGGTCTGTAATCTTTCCGCTTCCGTAATATTTGGCGTTCTGAATCCTTTTTCTGGATTACAGTCGGGTGATTTGAATATAAGCGGTGTAAGTGATTTTTTATATCTTCTCAACAGTGATTCGGGGTTCTTGGCAAACCTGTTCCATGATTCAAGCATACACCATGACTTGTCTTTCTCCACATACCCGTCCGTGATGATGTCCTTGAACAATATTCCCTTGTCCTTCCATGCAGGTATTTCCCAATTACACCAGTAGTATCTTGCTCTCATTTGCGCGGAGAAATCGGAACTGTTGATATACACATAGTCTACTCCAAGATGTGACGAAATCAAATCAGCCCAATCGGATTTCATCTTCACATTTTCAAGCATGAACTTTATGTTAGGGTTAAACTGTCTGATGTGGTTAAGTATATTGACGTATTCAAAGAACAATCCCGAACGTTCGCCATCGAAGTTCAGTTTCTCTTTTCCTAACTGTGAGAAATCCTGGCATGGTGTTCCGCCAATCAATAAATCAATATCTTTCCACTGTATATCCCATTTGTCCCAGTTTCTAATATCCCCTAATTCAATTATATCGGGATAATTATCCAGTGCAACCTTGATAGACGGTTCGTTTATTTCGCTTGCGTAATGCTTGTCTACCTTTATGTCTGCTCTCTCTAGTGCAGTACGTCCACAAGCTATCCCGTCACATAAACTTAGTACATTCATCGCTATATTTTTTTTAAATTTTCAGCAAATATACGACATAAAACCGTATGCAACCAATACGTTTAACTTTTTTTTAATTATCTTTGCGATAATAGATAAAATTCATAATATGCAGTTTTCCATAGTACCAAAAATAGATGCCGAGATTATGTTTTCGGAAGATGATCTGTCCGTTTTCAGACAATCGACAGACGGTCTGTATTATATTATCCATACCGAGAAGGTTATGGAAGTGATGCCTATGACGTTACCTGAGGACGGAACGGAACACCCTTTCCCTTACGACACATACGACACGGGCACAAGAGAGTTTGAGAAGCTGCTTTTATCTGATGAGTGGGCTAAAACAGACGTGATATGAGAAAGATAGGTTTTTTTAACATAGGAAGGCTTGGACTTGTAAAATCGGCAGGTACAGGAAAAACCGATATAAACAAGGTGATAGAAAAATGGATACCAAAACACATGGTGTTTTGGTATGATATGTCAAAGCCTGTGGATGTTTATGCGGAAAACTTTAATGATTGGACGAAATTCACAGGAGCAAAATATACCGTGACAAACAAGAGTGTCAATATAACAAATTTTGATGCCGTAAATAATACATGTATATATATCGCCAAATCTAAAAAGTTTAGTGGCATAACGATTACGGTAGATGGATTATTGGACGGTCAAGAAATAGCATGGGGATATAATAACAACCCATTGGTAAGAATGCCTAAAAATGGAACTTATACACTAGAACCTATTAATAGTGTAACAGGAAATATAGGTTTTAGGAGTATAAACATAGTCGGTGCTTGTAATATCACCATTACCCAGCTCCCGTCAGGACAATCCGTTCCCACAAACGAGATACTAAAAGCCAATCCATACTTGCAGGATTTCAGCGGAAACAACAGACCGCTGAAACTTAACAATTTCCTGTTCGCGGCAATGAGCGGTGTGGGAGGATATACGTTAAATGCGAAATCATATCATAATAGGTCAAATATTATAGTAGGTACATTTGGTGATTACTCTATTGAAATAACTGCTAAAGTCACTGATATATTAGGCATTGTATGGACTAAGAATGGCGTAGGGGATAGTAATTCTGTGGCTGTGGGTGAAACATTGACAAGACCTGCATTTACTATAACCGTGGAAGGTATGCCGGACGATTTGAAATGGGGAATGTATGAATCGGGAGGTGCTGATAAAGGTAATGGCACTTTTGAAATTCCTGCCTATACCTATACCAATGATACGGAAACAGTTAAAACTATATTTATTGGGCTTACATTCAGTCAGAGCACTTTTGATAATGTAGATATTAAATTTACGTTCCAGCCGCTTTATCCAAATGCCTTAGTAACGGATGGAGTGGATGATTATGGTGAAGTCCAGAATTTTGTCGCCCTGCAAAATTATATGATGTTTTATCAGTGTGCTGTTATAAAACCTACTGGAACAGCAAAAGGTATGTTTTCAACAGTTTCAGGTTCTAATAACAATAATGGGTGGTTACTTTTGCAAAATCAGGGTAAAAATACTAGTAGGTTTGGAAATGGTACTTATATGAATGTTCAATTACCTAATGATTCGGAAGTCAAGACGGATTATATTCTTACGGGTAATGGTAATAAAATGACCCTTTATGTAGGAGATGAAACTCAAATATTGAATGGAACATATACTAGTACAGGTAATACGATGGGGTTCTTCCTATCAGATTATAAGCATTTTACAAGATATGGTTCTTTGGCATTCTATAAGTCCATACTATTTGATGCTGTTCCGGCAAAGGAAACTGACGGATTCACCGAGCAGGATTTGATTGATTACTATATACCGAAGGCTATCGTAACGATAACGGTGGTGGACGTATCCGGCTCACCCATACAGGATGCAACGGTCACGGTGGGAGGCGTACAGTACAAAACATTGTCTGACGGTACAGTAAAAGTACGGGGTATGGTAAATGGCACGATGTCGCTGTCTGTAAAGAAAGACGGGTATATGCCGTTTTCTGACAATTCATGGAAGCTTGCTGATTCAAGGATAACGCTAGAGGTTCTTCGGAATACCGTAATCACTGAAAATGGATACAGCATATTGCTTGAAAACGATGGTTTAATATTAACGGAATAATATAATGGAAGATAATCTTAAAATTTCACAGATGCCTCCCGTTGAGACCGCTACGGGAGAAGAGATGATACCATGTGTGACGGGAAGCCCTAAAGAGAACAAATCCGTCACGGTGTCCAAGATAAGACAAGGCATGGTAATGGACGAAAACTATGTTCATACCGACAACAACTTTACTACCCAGTTAAAAACCAAACTTGACGGGATACAGGAAGGCGCACAGAAGAATACCGTCATAGGCGTGAAAGGTAATGCCGAACAGTCTTACAGGACAGGAAATGTCAATATAACAAAAGACAATATAGGTCTGTCAAATGTGGACAATACGTCCGATGCCGAAAAGCCCGTATCCACCGCACAGAAAACAGCCCTAGACAAGAAGGTAGACAAGGTGGACGGTAAGGAGTTATCCACAAATGATTTCACCAATGACTACAAAACGCTTCTCGAACAGATAAAGATGCAGCAGGGGAACATATATGGAGTGGAGATGAGAAGAGGGCAGACAGACCCTGTATTTCAGACATGGATAGGAAAGGAAGAGTTCAAGACATCACATCCTATCCTCAACTCTTTCCGTGCGGCAAAGGTAAAGGACGGTAAGGTAGTAGGATTCCTTGACCAGACCAATTTCTTCAAAATGGCTGACGGTAGCCCGTCAAATATTGTTATTGACGGAACTGATGTAACAGATGACGGAAGCGATATTATGCTTGTAAACACCAAGCCTTTCTGGATAATCAACGGAGGAACGGATGATACATACGAAAGAAGGCTAGTCAGTGACGCTCCGTTTACATACGGTGGCGATACGTCCATAGAGATAAAACCGTTCGGAATGAGTATCGGTTACTCCACGATAAAGGATGGGAAGCAGAGATCTATTTTTGACAACACGGTAAAAGGAGCAACATCAGTAGGAAATCTAGGCGTAAACATAATGGAAGGAAATGGATGGCCTACGACAAATGTATCACGTTTTGATTTTGAGAAATACGCCATGGCAAAGAACCCGGACATTACGAAGAACTATCCTTATGCCAATGCCTTCGCCCTTGACCTTGAAGTGTGGTGTACGCTTCTCTTTATCAAATTCAGAACAAAATACCTACACGCACAGTCTGTTTGCGGAAAAGGAATATCATCCAACGATTCAGCCCCCGATGCGTCAAGCTGGGGGAAAATGACAGGCGTCAGATTCAAGAAGGCGGACGGTCAGACCTATGTGTATTACAAGATGAACGGGCAAGGATTTAAAGCATCAGAAACAGGAACTGCTTACAATTTTTCACAGCTTATAAACAACTACCGTCCTTGCATGAAGATGTTTGAAGCGCAGCTTGCCATGTCATACGCAAAGGAACACAATGTCGCTCCCGACACCGAGTTTGAATATGAAAGCACAAAATACAAATACTACAACTTCCAAGGTCATAACGGATTGGCTGACGGGGAGATGTCGGGTATCGTAGCCAAGTTTGTCAATGCAACTGTAACTAGCGGATGGAGTATTCCTGACAATGCGGCAGTTACAAACCGTGAAATAGAGATATGCTTCACACAGCCTATCATTCGCGGACGTATTGCCGGGTGGGGAGATATATGGATGTGGTACAGTGGGATAGATTGTGTCATGCACGATTCTACATCCATAGACATCTATCAGACCTATGACGTGAACAATCTGACTACGGACAATGTAGCCACAGAAAAGAATCCTGGGGAATCTTACGGTTTTGAGAATACATATGAATTTGTCGGTTCTATGGCTAGAGGTGAAGGATACATAACGAAGAACTTTAAGAACTCTCTTATTGGAGAGGTCAAGGGAAGCAATCTTCACACGGGGGAATGCCATTACAACTGGTTTATGGGAAATGCAGATTCGGGTAAGATTGGAAGGCGTGGTGTTTACTTTGGTGGTAAGTCGGACAACGACAATTGTTCTCTGCGGCCTGGTAATGCGAGCAATGCCCCTTCGTATGCGGGCACGAACATCGGTGGCGGCTTTCGTTGTACAATAACCCAACCCTAATTTTTCACGAAGTGAAAAATCCCCCTCCCAAAACTTGCAAAATATATTAATAATGTTTAAGTTTGCATAATTAAAAATCTAACCAAATGCGTCAGCAAAGTTAAATAAGTCTGTCAAAGGCGGTTAGTTGAAAAAAGGCGGTCTGTAGAATGGTGGTGTTTACTTTGGTGGTAAGTCGGACAACGACAATTGTTCTCTGCGGAATGGTAATGCGAACAATGCCCCTTCGAATGCGAACACGAACATCGGTGGCAGCTAACGTGCTAAAAAAAATTACTGCTATACAGAAGCCTCGTCAGGAAGATGGAAAATGTCAAGACAACCCATTGTTTGAGAATGGGAACTTATTAGTACATTTACAGTTGTAGGTATATGGAAAGTTAGTTATCTTTGGCTCAACGGACAAAGAAAAGCACGTAAGATGAAAAGATTGAATAATATTTTTGAAACGATAGGCAGTATGGATAATATTATCTCTGCTGCTGAAAAGGCAAAGAAAGGAAAGAGGAATCACAGGGGTGTGAGGGATTATGAGAAACATAAGGATGAATATCATCAGAATGTTTATCAGATGCTCAAAGACAAATCATACCATGTAAGCAAGTATGAGGTGATAGAGAAAGTGACTGATGCAGGAAAGGTAAGGGAGATACACAAACTCCCGTTTTACCCGGACAGGATTATCCAGCACAGCCTTTTGGTACCCATGATGGACAGATGGACAAAAAGCCTTACACTTGATTCATATAACTGTCTGCCCAAAAGGGGTATTACAAGTAAGGTTAAAAAGCATTCCCTTGTGAGAAAGATGAAACGGACATTGCTTGAAATGGACAAAAACGGAAAAATATACGTTTTGAAAATGGATATTAAGAAGTTTTATCCGTCCGTAAGACACAGCGTTTACAAGAAGGCATATAGCAAAGACTTGAAAGACAGGGATGCGTTATGGCTTATGAATACGCTTAATTACAGCAACAAAGGTCTGGCTATTGGCAATCCTGACGCTCAGATAGGAAGCCATTTGGTATTAAGGTCTTTGGGTCATGTTATAAAGGAGCAGTTCAAAGTAAAGCATTATTTCAGATTTGCCGATGATATGGTGATATTATCCCACGACAAGAAACAGTTGCATGAATGGCTGTGGAGGATAAGAAATTACCTGTGGTATGAAAAGAAACTAGAGATGAAGAAAAATTACAGGATATTCCCCGTTTCAGAAGGAATAGATTTCGGTGGATTCGTCTTTACTCCTGGTCATACCAAAATAAGAAAGAGAATAAAGAAAAACTTTGCGTCAAAACGTAATAACCCAAAATCAATTACGAGTTATATGGGTATGTTGATGCACTGTGATTCTAAAAACTTAATTAATAAAGTTTTAGTTAATAATAATAGCCACATGACAAAGATTAGTGACTTAAATATAAGAGTGTCAAGAAAGTTTGACGGAAAGGATATAAAGATAGACAAACTTGTCGATGAGCATATAGACATTCTTGATTTTGATGTAAGACCATCTACAAAGAAGGACAATAGTACATGGGTAAGAATGCAGATACTGTTCAAAGGAGAAAAATGCTTTGTGAAAGGCGGATACGAAACATTAGGAGCATTCCTTTCCCAAGTAGACAAAAGCCTTTTACCATTGGAAGATGTTGTCATAAAATTCAATAGGGGTTATTATTTTGATGGAACATTAGATATTTAAACTATGGAAAGAGGTTTGATTTTTGACGAGAAGCCTGCCTTTATCTTTGATTTAGGCACTGGATATAGCAATGTTCATTTAAACATTGAACAAGTTGACGAACCCGAAACGGACGATATGGGAAATATTGTACAGGAAAAGTTCGTCAAAAAGTGGAAAGCCGATGTACAGCGTGTAAAGAACCCTGTATCATACGACAAAACGGTAGATGCCGCCATAAAGGATGAATTTCCAAACGGAGAGGAAGAAGCGGCTCTCAGAAAAGATATTTTAAACAAACTTGACCCGGATTATGTAAAGCTGAACGAGTTTGCCGAAAGTGTGAAACAATCTTACTTGAAAGGATATGGAGAACAATGATAAACAACAGATAGGTGGGTATTTCTCCACCAAAAACGCTTCAAAGGATGAAGCGTTAAAAGGTATCGTAGCTGCAAGAATATCAGCATCGGAAGATGTAACCGACAAGGAATACACAGCATTGTCAAACCTTATAAGAGTAGCGACATCGGATGGATGCCGTATCTCATTGGTACAGGAAACGAAAAGCAGATCAAGCAGAATAGCACCAACAGGAATGCTTCTCCCGGCAGGAACGGTGGAATATTTTTCAGTCACACCAGGAAGCAAGGTAAGTGTTACGGGAACAGCAAACATATCATCTATCGAGTAAGTCATGGGCATGAATTATAACACTATATTAGCTTCCTTACTTGACGGAATATCTCTAGCATTGAAAAGCGGAAACTCGAATGTTGATGCGGAACAGTTCAACTTCCTTACTGACGCAATAAACAAATCAACTATCATACCGTCTTATTTTGATAGAGAAAATGCCATAAAGTATCTTGATGTGAGTGACACCGAGTTTGCAAGGCTTACATACAAAGGCACTAAGTTTCATCCCGTACAACCGTTATTATCTCCCGTGAGAGTACAAGGAATGACAAAACCCGTTTATTTGAAAGAAACATTGGATGCTCTTAAAAACAACGGGCTTATACGTCCAAAGAAGTCAAGGGGCAAATACAAGACTAAAAGCTAGACAACCTCATACGCATACATTGTAACACAATCATCTTTATTCTCCATATTAACCGCTTGGAAAATGTTTTCTTCATTATCCAAAGCGGTTATTTTATATGTTCCGTTCGTCAGATCAACAGTGTCACCTAATTTTATATAAGCATACTTGTTTCCACTAGGTATTAAATACGTAATCTTTATTGGATTATTATTCCATTTTTTTAATTCTTTCATCTTCAATTCCTCTATTTTAAAATTATTGCGCTAATATACGAATAGGAAAAACAACACACAAGCAAATAACTTATTTTAACAAGTTTAAACTATCTGAAACACAATAGGTTATACTGCGAAATTTTTATTTTTGTTTAGGCAATCCATGTTGTAAATTTACACTCGTAAAGATGAGTGCGCAGTCTTTACGGGAGTTATAATACACACACATTAAATTACAATATTATGGGTTCAGACAAAATTTTTATGTTCGACAATCCTGCCGCTGGAGAAAGCGCAGGTATTATGTCAATGATTCCTGCACTGTTGCAGAATAAAGGATTAGACCCCAATCTTGTAGCTGCCTTGATGAATGGAAACAAAAATCAAGACGCTTGGGGTGGTGCTGGTTGTTATTGGATCTGGATTATCCTGCTCTTCTTCCTGTGGGGTGGTAACGGATTCGGTAACGGGTTTGGCAATGGAGCAAACGGAATCCCTGCTCAATTGAACAATGAAGCAGGACGTGAATTATTGATGAATGCTATTCAAGGAAACGGAACAGCTATCAACCAGTTGGCTAGCTCTTTGAACTGCTCTACTCAACAGTTGCAGAATGCTATCTGCCAAATTCAAGGACAGATTCAGCAAGTTGGTAACCAGGTAGGTCTTTCCTCTCAACAGATCATCAACTCAATTCAGTCCAATAGTGCAGCTATCGGTTCTCAGCTTGCTTCTTGCTGCTGCGATATCCGTACAGCTATTGAACGTCAGGGATGTGATAGCCGTTTGGCTACGGTAGAGCAGACCAATACTTTGACAAGCAACACAAACACTCAGTTTAACATCTTGTCAAGTAAGATAGACGCTCAAACTCAAATCATCCAAAGTGGATTCTGCGAGTTAGAAAAGAGAGAAATGCAACGTGAAATTCAGCAGTTACGTCAGGAAAACAGCAATTTGGCTCTGGCTGCTTCTCAACAGGCCCAGACTGCAAATATAGTTGGCCAACTTAAGGCTCCGTGCCCGGTTCCATCCTATATAGTGCCTAATCCAAATTGCGGTTGTGGATATGGTTATCCGTTCATGGCTGGTTTTGGTGCAGGTTATGCTGCTGGTGACAACTGTGGTTGCAATTGCTAAAGTTTAGTTAAGAGTTCTTTGACTTATTGAATTGGGCTTCGTAATCGGATAAGTACATCCATTTATATCCTTTATGTTTATTCATCTGATTCAAACAACATTTAGAAATACTTTGATGTAAGAATCCATCGCATTCTGCATTTTTAATGGAACTGTAAATTTTGATATCATTACCCGTTAATGGTATTCTAACAATAGGACGAACATACATTTGTCCTCTATTACATCTTTCTTTATGTGATTTAGACATTTTTATTAAAGATAGTGGATTATTTTGATTTACTTTACGTGTACACCATCGAAGATTATCTTTACGGTTATTCTTTGTATTTGTGTCTATATGGTCTATACATGGATATTTATTTGGATTTGGTATAAAAGCCTCTCCAACTAATCTGTGTACTCTAACATAACAGATTTTACCCATTTTAGATAAAGAGCATTTATAATATCCATTTTGATTTATAGATAGATGTATTAACTTAGGTTTTTTAAATCTATCTTTTCCGCCTCTACCAGGTAAAATAAATCTTCCCAATGAGATAACCCGTCCAAATGAAGAAACCATATATAATCCTTCATATCCGATTACGTCTTTCCAAATTTCTCCTTCCAAGGAGATGCTCTTAATAAATTCTTCGTTTGTCATTGCTAACTAGTTTTAGTGATGCTAACATAGGAAAAAGAGGGAAGGGCGTTAGCAAACCCTTTTCAATAGGTTGATCGCTCCTATCTATCCCGATGCAAAATAATAAAATTCTAAAGAAAGGGAAAAGTTATGAGTTATTTTTTTAATCCTTATATGATGGGATATAATACTAACCGTTTCAGAGGGGTACATAGACTTGACTTTGGAGGGATACCGTTTGTTCGGACATCTTCTGTAACAACAGATACGACAAATTCAGAGGTTATCTATGGTATTAACCCGTGTCTGTTCAGACGATTGCCAAATCAAGGTATTTTGCTTTTAAGCGTAAATCATGTTCCTGCTGCCGGATCTGATGCGTATCTTGTTTCTGTAGCTACCACACTGACAAATACCACATCAACATCCACAAGCAAGGTTCCTTTGGTAAACGGTTCGGGAGATCAGATTCCGTCTAGTGAAATTTCACAAGGCAATAAATACTTTGTCTATTACGACAAATGTAATGGGATATTTCAAGTAGTTAATCATATCGTTGCACCTGCTACTGCCGCACAGGCTAGAAGCACTGTAAAATGATATTAAAAAGTTAGAATAAGTATGTTTCAATCAATACGACAAGGACAGCAGTTTTTCATATTGCATAAAGGGGAAAACCCAAGATGTGATGTGGGCACTGTGGTAAGTGTTTCAAATCCTGTTCCTAAATATCAGAACGGATATACAGCATATCCTCTTCCGCAAAATGAAATGGTTGTGGATGTGAAAGTTAAGGTTGGAGATGATACTCTTGATTTTCAAAAGTTGCCAGCCAATCTTAGTATAGCAGACTTTTCCCAAGTAGGCGGAAATGTGGTTGTATCGGAAAGCAAGGATGCCATCAATGCAGAGATAGAAGCAATGAAAATAAGTAGTGTAAGGGTTGTGGAATCTGTGGAATACCATCAGAAAGTAATCAAAAGCTGCGATGAGATGCTTACAGCGTTGAATCCTGCATTTGCCGAAAAGGCACAGCAGGACAAGGAGATGAAGGAACTTAAAGGTGAATTGTCACAGATAAAGGATATACTTGCACAACTTGCTGCTTCTGGTATCAAATTGCCTGACGTGCAACATACAAACAATAATAATAACAACAACAATAAAAAATAAATACTATGGGTTGGAAAGTATATGGAATGGGCCGTAGCTTTGAAGGTGAAGATATGGACCGGGAATTAGAAAAAGCGTATAAAGAAGGTTATCGTGACGCTATGGAAGAAATGGAAGATCGCTATGGTGAACGTGGCGGACGTGGCGGACGAAGTGGAGGCGGTTATGGCGAAAGAATGTGGGATGATGATGATGAGTACGGAGAAAGACGCGGAGTCAAAGGTACTGGTCCTTACGCCAGACGTAGACGCTAATTAAATTGGTTTAAGCCCGTAGTGGTTTGCTACGGGCTATCTTTTTAAAAACAAAAGCTATGGAAAGAACGAGATTAGATGTATATGAGAAACTTCCTTCGGGAATGGAAAAATATCTTGCGGAACACGGATGGAACTTCTCTAAGAAATTATGTGAATATGCCGTTTCCAAAATGAAAGACAGGAACGGAAACAAAATACACCCGTATGACAAGGATCAAGTGGAAACATTAATGAAGCAATTCAATGTTGAGTTGAAGAATGATGTGGAATACAACAAGGTTTATGTATTGAATATGGTACGTGCCGACTATATGGGTTCATCCATAGTCAATGAGCAATATGCCTGTATGTTTGTAAAAGACTATCTTGACGATGTTGACGGAAGCCCTACCCGTGCTCTTGACGAGTATTACGCAAAGTGTATAGCCTGTGGAACACCTTTCTCTTGGGAGGATTATATCTGATTGCTATGGTACGCCAAAGACTATACATTGAGGAATATGATTGGACGGTTGATGTATTCTATTCTGTGGATAAATACTCTTATTTAAGAGCGATATACAGACTGGAATATATTGGCTGTCCTTTTCATTTGCTGAACAGGATAACGGATAAGATAAAGACTGAAAAATACAATTATGGTGTCACATATTCAAACGACAAGTGTACTGTAATTATTATCAGTCACAGTACGTCTGATGAAGAATTTATGAATACACTGGAGCATGAAAAACAACACATGATTGGTCATATAATTGACTATTACGGCATAAAGCCTTCATCAGAAGAAGCCGGATATCTTGCAGGATATGTAGGTGCTTTATTTACAAAGCCTATAAAAGACGAAATTTGCGATTGTTGTAAGAAAAAACTAAAATAAATCATTATGAAAAAGATTTTTATGGCTATGATTAGCGGAAAAAGCAAAGAAGAAGTATATGATATGCTTAACGATTCGGAAAAGGAAATCCTGTTCGGTATTGCTCAAAGCATGGGAATGACACGGGTGGAAAGAAGAAAAATGAAAAGAAAATACGAAAAGAGAAGATAGGCTAACTGCCTATCCTCTCTCTTATTAGTTGAAACTTTGGTATAATTCAAGATTGTTGAAAACATAACACTCCTTATCCTTGATTTGAGGATACATGTATGATGGAATATGTGCTATCTTACGGGCATTTCCCCAGTATGATGTCCAGTCTTTTACGTTAAACAGAAGTTGCGGGGTGTCATAGAACAGGTTCAGTTCTCCTGCCTTTTGTACATCTTCATCCCATTTGCCTTCGTCACGGGCAATATATAGTTTTAAATTGTTCATATCTATATCAGTTTTACGCCTATTCATAAGGGTTTGTTTTACAGTAATTTTTATTCTCTGACATATTCAGTAGCTTATTTAAAGACTCATCTGAAAGAAGATGTTTGTTGCTAGAGTTTCCAAGCATTAAACGAGGTTCAATATTTCCATCTCTCATAAATTTCTGTATCTCGTATATATGAAAAAGTAAACCTTCACAATCTACTGCATAGTATTCAATGCCATCGTCATTACTAGCCGATACTTCGTAACCAATCCATCCACCATCTCCAATATAAGTACTTATCTCAATATTACGGCAAAAACCGTAACTGATAAGTAATAGCCTTAATACATCTTTTCCACTCATATTCATTCCTAATCTGATTTACGCTAATTCAATTATAGCCTTCTTTAAATTAACAAATAAAGGTATTGCTGACATGCCCCCATTGCAATCCAACTGTCTTAAAGAGGGTACAACCTCTCCGTTATCATCAATATCATAATCTGCAATATAGGCTAACTTCTTCGCTTCGGGAACTAATATCCTTTCATGAGCCGGGACCGTTATACAGACTTTGCTTCCAATAGGGAATCCTTGGTTAGATTCAATGTATTCCTTTTCCAACTGTTCCCTTTCTCCATTCAATTCTTTTAGCTTTAAATCAATGGCGTATCTTTTGCTTAAAAATTCTTCTTTATTCATCTTTTTGTCATTCTAATTTATTCTAACGTACTTGCCTGCAATATCGCAGGTTCTCAATATTTCTGCATTATCCTCACCAAAAGCGATGAGAATACTGCCACAGCCAGGAGAATCCCCACGAGTTCCGTCTGGACGGAAGAATTTTATTCGATTCCTCAAAAACATCATACCGGTTGCTTTCTTGAAGATGATGTCTTGAAACTTATTGCTGTCACATCGGTTAAAAAGTAGTGCTATACCGTTGCCGTGTTCTGCCAATTTCTCTACAAACTGCCACATAAGCGGTTTGGAGTACGGAGGATTAAGCCAAATTCGCCCCCCCCCAATTTTGTATAAGACCATTGTCCTGCTTGTTGTACATGATTTTTGCAGTAGGCCAAAGAGGGTGCATGGGGGCACATGGGTCTAAATCAAATTCACCTAATGCGTCTATAATTTCTTTCGGTGTGTACCATTCATCGGTACTATTAGACGATCTTTCAAAAGTTGTATTCATTTCTTTTATGTTTTGAGTGTTATTTATTTCTCTTTTAACGAAACATTTCTATTACCACTTTATTTTCCGAGTTTCCATCATCAGGATGTACATCAGTAAAATCAATGACAGAAAAATCATATAGATCAGGAATGTATTCAGTTTGATAATCTCCTGTATTCATTACGATATTTATTTCAGCATCCTTATTGACAACTAACATTAGTTCGTCAATCATGTCTTGGACAGTAATTATTCTTTTCATTTTTATATCAATTTTAATGTTTCCTGTAAACCTGCTTCAAGTGTTTCTTCGTAGGTATCCCATTTTCCTCCGTCATTTGTTCCTTCATAAACAGAACTAGTTATATGAGTTCCATTGTCAGCTTTAGATATTTCGTATCCATAGCCACAAGCACAGTTATATACACATATATGAATATTTTTGGTTTCACGTAACCACTTCTGGGCAACGGATTGCGGAGGAAATTCTATATCTGTAAACATCCCTTTCTCTTTCAGCGACTTTGCTGTTTCTAATGTTACAAGTTCTTCGGTCATAATTTTATTCTCCTTTTAATTTCTTTATTAGCGCATCAGTGAAACCAAGGCTCCATTCTGCTTTCATATTTAATCGAAATACATTACTTTCTTACCTATACATACCTTGAACCTTGAAAGAGATTCACTATATTGTGTAATATAATTGGGATTATATTTGTTAACAAAACATCCAGTACGTTTATGGTATCTGACACAAGCATTTTCAGGAGATTTAGCCAATATTTCTTTCTCATCGCTAAAACTAAAAAATAAACTATCTCTATATGATACCTTATACCACTTTACTTGGCTTCTTATCTTTTTAAAATACTTTGCTTTCATTATTCCTCCTTTATTTTAAAGTGTTCAATCAGTTCGTTTACGGTAGCCTTGTGATAACGTCCTGAAATAATGGTTGCATTATCCCAATTTTCATCCCAAAAGAACATAATGCCTTTTGGCTCTGTGAAATAATGATCGTTACCAATAGAATCGTCATAAGAAACGCTAAGAATGGAATCTGTTATAAACCACTGCATGTAGTTACTATCATCCCTTAATGCAGCGATAGCCAGGAAAAGTTCCTCGTTCGTTCCGCAATCAATAAATTTCCCACATAAAGCACTATGTTTGTCAAAAGGGATGTCAAAAGAATCCGCAATCACATAATTAGGAGTATCAAATCCTTTTATTGGATATTGATAAGCCCATATTATACTACAATCAACTGTCCATTCAGGATAGTTTTTGGAATACCCCAATTCTTCCAGCCATCTCCGAAGTTCCTGTGTATTTTTGCGTATAAAACACGGTGTTGTAAATCCCATAATTATTCCTCCTTATCTATCTTAATATCCGTTACTTTCCCACGACTGACAAAGCACTGGTCCATGTTTGGGTTTTCATAAGCTATATCGCAAATGATTTCTGAACTATCATCACACTCATTTTGTAATGAGCACTCATCACATATTCCAACGCACAATTCATGCAACACTCCGTCTATTATTATTCCGTTATTTACTTTCATAATCAAATACAATTTCTCATATACGTTTTCCTATCAATCATACCGTTTTCTGATTCTTCTACCAAGTCAAAGAATGTATTAGCATAACAAACATGCTCGTCTATCATTATACATATCCCATCAGACGGATAATATTCACATGAAACATTATCATCCCAATCTATATGTTTTTGTGCTTCTTTGGCTATATCATCACAAGCAATCATATACTCTATGTATTTATTATATGCTTTTCTTATTTTGTCAAATATATTTCCTTTCATGGCTTTTCAATTACTCAATATATAAAACAGTCCCTCTATGTATCATATCTTCCAATTCTCTTTCCGAAAACTCATCGAATGTATGTTTATCCATAGTGCAAAAATGATACCTTACAGATTGCTTTTCATAATTGATGTTTTTATGATAATCAATCATTACATCACTTATAACCGCCTCAACAATCTTACCGTTTACAACAAAAGAAAAACGTGTTCCGACATCATAACACACCTTCTTAAACAAAAGAACTTTACTTTCATTCATTTTCAATCTCCTTTCCCATAAACATTTACAAACTCGCTGACATCCATATAGTCTATACCGAAATTCTCGGCTGTTTTCTTGTCACTGTCCGAAAACTGCCCTTCAAGACCGCTTGCATCACCAATCATTAGACAATCTTCTACCTCCAAACTGCAATCTTTCCATGTCTTGTAATTATCAATAAGTTCTTCAAGCATTCCGGTATTCGGCTTCTCATAGGGTTGCTTCTGTCATTGCTTCCGCAATACTTAAAACGCGTATCAATGTTGCAATAATCCATTATACTGTAATTCACATACTCACATTTTACATAAATGAATGATTCCGGAAACAGACCCTTTTCTATCCCTCCTTGATTTGTCACAATAAAGATTTCTTTGGGATTCAAATTCTTTATTGCATCTAGAACATCAAACTTAAATTTCATGTCCCATATACCCTTCGGGAACGTCTCACCGCTTGCAGTTTCTATTAACGTCCCGTCCATATCACAAAACAAAACTTTATACTTTTTCATTTTTCTATGTGTTTACTGTTCTTATTCCTTTTTCTGCGTTTCGCAATCTGCTTGTCTATACACCCATCATCTTTTATCCATTAATTGCTTCATTTAACTTTTCCTCAAACTCCGCAATGATACAATCTGCATCACTGCCATGTACCCAATTGTCCAATACAGACGAAAGAACTTCAACTGCCTTTCTAGATGTTTCGTCAACTGCCATATTGATCGCTTGATTCACTTCCTCTAACGTAAACATACTCATAATTATTCCTCCTTCTTTTTAAGGCTTATATCAATTGACAACCTATCGACAATTTCCTCCTTAATTATCTCCCTACACAAATTTCTTATCATTAAGAAATCACCGTTTTTCTTTATCTCGTCAGAAACCATACAACGAATCCACCTCTCTATATTAACATCGTCCCCATAGGTGTTATGGAAGATACGTTTAACTTCCTCTTTCACGATTTAAACTATTATATCCTTTATATCCTCTTTAGTCAACTTTAGTTCGTTATGGATATAGTTCTTTACTTCTCTGTATCTATATTTGCTCATAATCAATTCCTCATTTTAAAACATTCAACAACTCTTTAGCTCTCTTATAGGTGTCAAAGCCCTTTACATTCACCCATTCGTATGAAATACGTTTGTCTTTTCTGACTTGTACCCAATATATTATTATGGGAATACAACCGTTGCACCCTTCTCCTCGTATGATTCTGTACCTTTCCATATTAGTCCCCTTTCTCTTTAATTCGTTCAAGTACATCCCTGTTAGCTTCGAGTATATCATCGAAAGACGGGATGGGCATCCAATAGATGGGTTTACTATTATGGCATACCCACTTCCCGTTCATTACAAAAGCTACTTCGTAATAATATCTGCCCTCGTAATTAGTCCCAACCAAAACACTTTCTAACTCTTCTGGCAACCGTTCCTTAACGCTTATCCAAGGCGATTGCTTTGACTGCCATTCGGCACCAGAAATAAAAGATTCATAACTCTGTTTATGCATTCCATTAATAAATCCACTTATTGTACCTTCGGCATCACATATTTCAAAATGCGTTTGGTGCTCTCTTGCCGCTTCTTCTACTGTCTGTTTCATATACTATTATTTAAAGTTTATCATGTATTCACAATCCTCATCACATACTCCTTTCTTTGTACAGTGAGGGTATTAGTTCCCCACTCATATTCAAAATTATAACATAGGTTTCTGTATTCTTCCCTTCTTTCCGTAGAACCAAGTGTTTTTGCTGAACTCCATGATTCATAGTCATTGCTAGACGCATATTTAAGAACGCATTCATCATCGTTATATAGCTTTATAACTTCATTCATATTTGTTCCGTTTTTAACCATTTACCTGACATCAGGAAAATGGTAATTATTGCTAATTAAATTCTAATTGCTCTATCAGCCAATTGTTAATCAACTTCCACTAACTCACCGTTTTCCAGTCTATACCATGTATCAGCCTTGACAACCTCACCATCAACTACTACAGCCTTCCAATCAACAATATCATACGTATTATCCCTTTCCTCAGCTATGACCAAAATTGCACCTATTGCGCCTTTTACCTGAACATTTTTTCCTCTTGCTACTGACAAACCATTATATCCTGTTGAAGCCTTTCCTCTTGCCGTGGCAGCACCATAATTACCAGCCGTGGCAGCACCATGATTACCAGCCGTGGCAGCACCATGATTACCAGCCGTGGCAGCACCATGATTACCAGCCGTGGCAGCACCACTATTACCAGCCGTGGCAGCACCATAATCACCAGCCGTAGCAGCACCACTATCACCAGCCGTAGCATCACCACTATCACCAGCCGTGGCAGCACCACTATTA